CATATATAGATCCAAATATATCAAAATAATTTAGTAATAATGATATATCTTTAATTATTTCTTCATTTGTATTTTTAATACTAATATAATAATTAAAATCACCATACTTATCAATATAATTTTGTAAAAATCTTGCTTTGAATTCATTTGGAGCAGTAAATACAAAATCAGGTATTTTAATATTTAAATTGAATATAGAACATAAATAATCTAATCTTAAATATTCTAATTTATATACTATATCATATATTTCAATACTATCTTTAATAAATTTATTATCAATATGTTTGGCTACTGGAATACGCATCCCGACCTTCATATTAGCACCGACAATCGGAATAACCGTTTGATTAGCACGAATTAAATGTGAATGACTAGTAGTTGTTTCAACACTTCTTCCACTTTTTGTTTTAATTCTCATAATATTACCGTTTACTGGATGACGACTGACATGGGAGATTTTATTCCAATTAGTTTTTTCTTTACTATCAACACCAATTATATAATATTCATTTTCTAAAGAATGAAGTTCTGTTTCAATACTATTTATATGACCAGTCTCATAAGTTAATTCTGGATTATTTTTAATAATCTCATCACAAAATGGACCAATATGACTTGTTACCATTTCAATAGTATTACTAACTTTATTTTTGACAACTAATTTAGCCTGTTGGTTTCCTAGCAGACTCATCTGAGACATTGGTTCACCAAGTGATTGTGCAGCAATAATACCAATCATTTCACCTGGTTGAACCATGGCTTTAATAAAGCTTAATTTAATTTCATCAATCAGACTTTTAAAATCTTTTTTAGATAAACCATATTCAAAAATACATTTTTTAGGACATAAATAATCATGTAATGCAATTTCAAATAAGTATTTAATTTGTCTATCATCTTTAATTAAATTTTTATCTTTTTCAGTGACCCCTGCTAATAATCTTGTTTCCGAACTATTTAATAGTTGATCAATATCATTAATAATATCTTCTGGATTTAATTCTAAATTTACTTTATTTTTAGAATAATCTTCTGTTAATCTTTTCAAATTAATTGGTAACATATATTTTTCTTCTAATGTTTTATAATTATTAGTTGTAATTGCTTGTATAGTACGTAAGTTATCTCTATACTCTTTAATTCTATTAATATATGTATTATTGAATTTTTCAAAGTTCTTTACTTTGTGTTCTTTTTCTATTTTTTTTATTTCATCTTTATTAAAACCATATGTACTAGCTATATCAAGATTATTTAATGAAATTAATCTAATTAATAATTCAGTTTGGTTTGCTTGATCAATACCATTTTCACCATAAATATATTGAATAATTGTATTATTTGAATTTCTATTTGTATTATCATATTTAATAATTAAATCTTCTAAACCTTTAATCAATTGTCTTTGAATATACCCTGTTTTTGCAGTTCTGATAGCTGTATCAATTAAACCTTCACGACCACCCATAGCATCATAAAAATATTCATAAGCTTGAATGCCACTGTAATATGAATTTTTAATGAAACCTCTAGCTTCAGGTGTATCATCATCTTTATGAAAGATTGGTAATGATCTATTTTCTACTTTCTTTTTAATACGTTTACCTTCAACAGATTTTTGTCCAATACAACCCATAATATGTTGTAAATTCATATGATTACCTTTAGATCCTGATTCAATACAAGCAAAAAGATTATTTGAAACATTTAAACTATTAAATAATGTATTACCAATATCAGAACTAAAAGCATTTAATTCTCCAGATAAATTACTTTCAATAATATCTGGATTTAATTGATCTATATCATTTTCATATTGTGTTAACATAACTTTATATTCTAATATTTTATTTTTGATTGATTCTTTGATTTGTTCTTCTACTTTTTTATTTTCATTAATACAATCTCTAATACTAAAAGTAAATCCTCTATAATTTAAAAAGATTAATGCTAAACGTTGTGCATCATCAATAAATTTTCTTGTTTTATCAGGACCATACTTGTCCCAAATAATATGAATAATAGAATTTTTAACAGTTGATAAAGTTGCTTTAGTCAAGATACCAACTAATAAATTACCATTATTTATTTCTAATGTTTTTTTATCATTTTTAATAACTATATTATTAATACCTTCAGGAATAATATGTGAAAATATTTCATGTCCTGAATATGTTTTATTTTTATCTATATTGAATTTTGTTTCAGAACTTGTATTACATAAAAAGTTAATAGCATCACGTCCTGATATTTTATGATCTATTTTTGTTAATAGATAACATCCAGATAATGCATCTTGGACACACCCAATAATTGGATTTGAATCTTTTGCTCCAATAATTTGGAATTTAACATTTGCTATACGTTTTAGTTCATTTTTTGCTTGTATAGATTGTGCTATATGTATATTCATTTCGTCACCATCAAACATTTGAAATGAAAATTTATTTTTGTATATTAGTCATCAATAACCATCATACTCAAATAAATTAGTACCAATTAAACATAACGTTTAATTTATATGCTTTGTTGTAAATAACACTTCTTAAAAAAGAAGGCATAATGTTATTTACCCCGAACATATACACCATTACTGGTGGGATTAGACTATATCTTAGGCAATCATTAGAGATGATTAGTCTCTTCATACCCACTACCATGTAGTCGTTGAACCTTCTCCATGCCTTTATCATAATAGGTTTAGGAGCTTGGCTGCGGATTGTCCTTATTCTTTTACATCTTTTTACCATTGGGAAGGGCAATTAACCCTGTTCCTTTTTTTAGTTTCCTAGAAAAAGTGGTAATGTAAAATTTTAGAAATATTGATTATAGTTAAATTCTTTTAGTTCAATATTATGTTCAGTTGCAAACTGTTTTACTTTGGTATAATGTTGTTCTACTTCATTTTTATCAAGATTATTTTGCTTAGAAAGATTTAATGATGCTTCTAAAGGCTGTAAATTAGTCCATCTGAAACAATTTTTTATTTCCTCTTCATTGCTAAGATCGAATAATGAACAAGGAATTACATGATCAACATGCCAATGCGATCCGTAATTATCAAGTTTCATACCATCTTTAAAATTATAGCTTAACCATTCTTTTAAAAAATCAATATTACAATCAACAAGTTTTATTGATGATTTATTATTTGTATTTTTTAAAGCAGAATGTATTCTTTTTCTACAATTTTTTTTAAGTCTAGCAATTGGATTAGTAGCAAATCTTTCATTAGCTTTTTTATTAATAATTTCCCTATTTTCATCACGCCATTTACGGTTATTTTCCATATATTTGTCTTTATTCTCTTTGTAATGATTTTTATAATATTCAGAAATAGTTTCTTTATTTTTTTCATAATATTCTTTATGATTTTCAGAAACTTTTTCTTTATTATTTTTTTTATATTCATTAGATTTTGAATTATGACATGGCTTACAAACAGGTCTATTTTTAACTTGATTTTCTTGATTTAAAATGATTGAACATTTATTACATTTTAGTTTAATGTCTGGAGATTTTGTTTTAACATAATCACTATATTTTATGCTTCTACATTTTTTGCATATTGTTCTATGTATAATTCTATTTGTATCATTTAATTCTATAGAACAACTTGAACAATTAGATGCTTTCGGTTTGCCAATAGGTGCTTCATTATTAGCTTTCCTTAATCTCCATTCATTATGTTTAATTTTATTGCAACTTTTACATATATATTCTTTTTTAACTTTATTTTCTTCAGTTAAAATTATTGAACATTTTCTACAATTATTTGGTTTATCCATAATAATTAATAAAATTTAATCTATAATTTATTTTTCAATATTTCTTTAAGGGGTTTCCCGCAATTTGGAAGTGTTGCCCATTATACATGGACTAGAAGGTAACACACTTTATCAGTGCCTCCTGTTGCCGACTTTGATGATTATTTATCGGCATTGTATGGCTTGCACACCGAGACATTCACCCTAAAGGTATGAACGTCTGATCTGTTAAGCACATGTATTTTATGACCCATCATAGATGGTTTATGTAGTGTTGGTTGACGATTGAATAACACATAATCGCCATTAACTGAATGTCTTTCTACTATATCTCCAATATTTAATTTAATTGATTTTTTTCTATATTTTAAATCTATTTTTTGGATTTCAGACTTTCCATCTTTATAAATGGTTCTAAAAACAAAATTAGCTCCTGGATATTCGTCACGTCCATTTCTTACTAAGTCTGTTAATTTTTTAATATTAAATGGTGTTACTTCTTCAGGAATTGTTAGTTCCATCGCAATTTTCCTTGGAACACCAACTTCATCTATATTAATGTATGGATCAGATGTAATAACTGAACGAGCTGAAAAATCAACACGTTTACCCATTAAATTACATCTAACACGTCCTTCTTTTGATTTAATTCTTTCTGAAATAGATTTAGTAGGTTTACCACCTGTTTTAAATTCAGACCTTGGAAGTGAAATTGATTCATTATCATAATATGTAATAATATGATATTGTAATAAATTATAAATATCTTGATTATATGTTGATAACTCATTTGAATTTATTTCTTTATCCATTTCAGTTCTAACTCTTTTATTAGAATTAATAATATCAGCTATTTTAATCGTTAAAGAATCTTCCATAGTTGATGCTTGTAAGAAATCTATTTTGGCAGTAGGACGAATAATAACTGGTGGAATTGGAAATGTTTCAATAATTAAATCTTCTGGTCTTGCTTGTTTAGGATTAAAACCTAAAATATAACAATCTGTATCAGATAGATTTCTTAATATATTATAACAATCACGTGCTGATAGTATCTTTGTTGTTTTTTTAACAGTATCTAAAACTTCACCAGTTTTTTCATCAACAGTTTGTATTCCAATATCTCTTTCTAAAATTAATCTTAAAGATGCTGTACTTTCTTTTTCTTCTTTTTTAATCTTACCTACAGGTGTACCACATGAATAACAATAATTTGTATTTTTTGTTAAATTTTTAATTTCTTTAAAAATTACTTCTTGTTTTTTATTTAATAATTTTTTATATATAGTATCTGATTTTTCAACAAGAATTTTTGAACATTGTAAACATATACATTGTAAAATTGATTTTAAATATGAGAAATATCCATAATGAAAAACTGGTTCCGCTAATAATGTATGACCAAAATGTCCTGGACAATCAATTGAATTTAAACCACATGTAGTACAATTCAAATATATATCACACGTACCTAAACGTAAATCAACTAATCCTCCTTTTTTAGGCTCGTAGTTTTCATATGACTCTGGTAAATTAATACCAAATGGATCATTACTAACTGCTGAATATGATTTAACTTCTTTATTCGTAAAAATAGAAAACTCTATTTTACTTATAGTTTTCACATCTTCTGTATAATATTTAGGATCAATAGACATTGTTATTGTTATAAGAGAGAAACCTTTATATAATTAAATATCAAATTTTTTATTAATTTAGAATATTTTTTTCAAACGAGAAAT